TTTACCATCTGTTGTTTCATCATAACCCATAAATGCTTTAGGTACTTTTAAAGCAGCAAATAATTTTTCTCTTAAATACTCTACATCAGCAATACCATCATATTGTAGTCCTGGGGTAGTGTCTATTTTAGTTGCTGTATCATTTCCTCTAACAGGAATATAAAAATCTTCTAACATGTTTTGCATGTTATATTTTAAGTTATATTCTCCTGTTTTTTCATCCATGTATGGAGTACGTTTCATTTTTGAAATAGTCTTTTGCATAAAGTTTTCTACTTCAGCAGGTGGAATATTTCCTACGTTGATGTAATAAATGCGCTTTTCAGGTGCTCTTGCTATTCTATGTATGAGCATGGCATCCTCCATTAGTGTGTATTGTTTAAACAACTTACGTGCTGGTTCTATGTATGATCTGCCATATGGAAGGAAATTTGTATCGGTTAATAACCTAAAGTGAGCCATTTCATAATTATCAAATATAATAGAATTTTGATTTACATCATTCGCACCCGGAACATTATAATAACCATAACCCCCTGCTGATAATCCATTTGGGTCAAATGCATATTGTATATCACCTGGGTTGTTTGGATCCTGACCTTCTAATCTTTCAATATGAAATGCATTGTATGGTATAACATTATAAACACCAAATTTTTCTGCTATTTCCATTTTTAAGAAAAAATCTCCATACTTACACATGTTTCTAATCCAAGGCCAAAGATTAAATTCTACATTTAATACATCATAAAATAAATTGTATAGTATTTTTTGAATATTTTCATCTGAAGATCTAATTTGGAGTACTTCTCCCATATCATTTTTAAGAGTACTTTCATCAGCAATAATATCTAAAGCAGAAGCTATAATAGCATCTGTATCCATAGCATCATATTCTGAATATAATTGAGGTCTTAGTGTTTGATAATTAAAATTGTTTTGATATCCATATAAAGAAGTAGGTGATGTTGAGTATACCCTATTAAATCTATCTACTAATGAATTGTTTTGATATTCACCCGAGGATTGAATTTTATTAATATCTACTACTTTAAGTTGGTCTCCGCCTTGGTTTCGTATTACCACATCAGTTGAAAACAACCTTTTTAGTCTTGAAAATAATCTAGTATCTGCCATTATTATATCCTTATATTATATAAATATTATAGAAGCCAACGAATGTCTTCTTTTCCGTTAGAATAGGGATTATCTATTTGCCAAGGGTTTTTATCCTTATTAGATTGATATACTCCTGTGTAAGAATTAGTGTTTTTAGCTATATTATTAAGCATACTTTTTGTTAAATCAACACCGTGTTGTTTAAACTTAAATGCAGTATCTCTCATATATTGACCTATTGCAAAACTCATAACTAAATCATCATTATAACCTTGTTGTGCTTCAGGTCTACCATTTCTCCAAATAAATGTTTTCATTTCCTCTAATAATCTTTTAGAATAAAATGTAACACCTTTATCAGATATTGATTCTTGAAACTTACTTATAACCATAGGTCTTGTTCTTGATGACATTGTAAATCCAGGGGTCATTTTTGATGTATCCATATATCTATCAAAATACGAATCAGCTCTTACTTCTCCACTCTTAGGTGAATAGTAAAGATTATCATATCCTCTGTCTATTATTGTTTGTATTGTTGACCATCCTATACTTGCATTTTCAGGTACCAGTAAAGCATTATTATACTCAGTTGCTATGCCTACTAATAAATGTCCATATTCTTTTGTTCCTAATTGTCCTTTATATTCTGCAACTTGTACATTGCTTTCTACATCAATAATGTGAAACGCAGAATAATCTTTACCATCTCCTCTAGCAACATCTGCTATAACCATATAATCTCTTGAGTAATCACATGGTTCCCAAACCCATAAGTTACGATCTGTTCCTCGCCTCTCCAATGGTTCTTTAATATAAGTTTTTTCATAAAACTCCATATATTCAGGGTAAAACACTACATCACCTGAAGTGCTAAAATCACAATCACATTCTTGGGCTGCCATTCTAGGATCACCTAGTAATTCATCTTGTCTTGCTCTCCATGCTTCATCTCGTTCTGGGTGTACAAACCAAGGTAATTTAATAGGTAAAAAATCATTTTCTTTGTTTTCTGCTCTAACCCATGTTTGATGAAACCAATTACCTGTACCATAAGGAGTAGATAATGCTATACAACCACCCCCAGTAGCTAGTGTTTGTTGAGCTGAAGCCCAAATTTCACCTATATTTTCAATAAAGGCTGCCTCATCTATTAACAGTAAAGATACTGCTTCTGATCTACCTGCATCTGAAGCTGCTGAGGTAGCTTTAATTTGGGATCCATTTGATAATCGTAAGGTTAATTTATTATTTTCATCTGCTGAAACTTTAAGCCATGAAGGTAAATTTTCATACATGAATTTTACCTTTGTAACCATGTTTTTAGCAGTGTCTTGTTTTGTTGCTATACAAAGTATGTTTTTATCTTTATGAAATATCATCATCCATAATGAAAAACCTGCAGTTAAAGTAGATATACCTAACTGTCTAGATTTTAAAATAATAGAATATGGGTTATCTTGAAATAAAGATAGTACTTTTTCTTGAAATGGATATAATGAAAATTGAATTCTGCCTCTTTGAGGATGTTGAATAAAACAGTATTTTTTCATAAAATGTACAGGATCTGAAGCACATTTTAGGTATTCTTGTCTTATTACTTTTTTTATATCACTCATAATAATGCTAATAGGGTAAGTATAGGTAATAATACTGATCCTGTAAAACCTAATAATTTTTGAAACTTTTGTTTTCTAATTTCTTTTTTCTGTTGATCAATAGTATCGTTTTTATATTCAATTACTTTTTTACTATTGTCTAATAACGTTTGGAAGTTATCAATTTGAGTCTGTTGGTTTTCTGATTTTTTAGTTAATTTAAAAATAACATCTTTTTGTAATGAGACAGTGTTAGTGTTTAAACTATCCTTTTCTTTATAAACTGTTAATAAACTATCAGCGATTTCATACTCTAGTAAATCATTTAAAATGATTCTAGCGTCCTCAAGATGCATTATTACCAAAGTGTCTCCTTTACTATTAATTGTTTCCCTTACCTCTCCTCTTGAGATAACTTGAGAATGTATTGGTAATATCATCACTATCCATATTGTTAATGATAGTAGATACTTCATTTCTTTTATTTTCTAAAATTTCTAATTTATGTTCAGTTTCTTTTAAGGCAACTTTAGTGCTGTCTATAGCATACAATATAACATTAATTTCTTCTTGTAACTTAGTGTTGATAAGATTAATACTATCATTTGATAGTAATAACTGTTGGTTTTGTTGCTTTAATAAATTTATTTTTTCCTCATAAGTTTCTATTGGAGTAGAGGGTCTAAATAAAAAACTTAAAATAAGGGCGGCAGCAAGTATTAATATGAAAACCGTTTGTATGTTTTTAAAGAGACTTTTCAAGTTTTTTCTTTTCAGCTGTCATGTCTTTCAGCTCGTCTTTAATTTTATCCTTAGCTTTACCCTCAGCTTCTTTAAACTCTTTAGCTTTTTTCTTCATTTTAGCTGTTAGTTTTTGAAGTTTATTAGATATAGTAGCTACTGAATCTTTCTTCTTTAATTCTGCTTTAGTTGGTTCTTCGTCTTCTCTTAACCTACCTGGAGATCCTGGGAATGTAACTTCGCCTGGATTAAATGCTTGACTTTCATCAGATGGTCGATTTGGATTCCAACTAACATAAACTAAGTTGTTAGGGATATCTACTTTTGTGACTATACCTAGATCGTTAGAACTCCCTCTTGTTACTACTACTTGATCACCTATTTCATAGTCATCAATTTCATATTCTGGAGATTCATCAAAACCATAATTGTCTTCAGGGTCTCTAAATCCTTCTGATAAATCTGATCTGTTTTCAGGAGCATTTATCATCATTTCTCTAGCAGATTCTTCAGCTCTATCTAAACCATCAAATACATCATCGTTACCTACTATGTTGTAATATTTATCTTTAAGATTTTTTACGTCTTGTATAAATCTACCAATTTCATTATAAGTTCCAGAACTCCAAGTACCTTCTCTTATATCAGAAAATGATACACTTTTATTCATTAATGACTTTAACAATTTCATAGCTTTATCATATGCTATGTCTATATTACCTGAATTTTCAATATCATCAATGTCTGCTTGGGTAGGAAATCTTGATTCTTCTTTTAAAGAATCTGCCTTTTTACCTGTAGCAGCTAATTTTCTAAGTGGTTTTTCTTTTCCCCCACCTCTTTTAGCTTGTTGGAGTTTATCTTCTCTTTCTTTATCAGTCATTCCTTCTGATAGTACAGATTTAATTTCGTTTTTGATTGCTTCCTTAAGTTGGGATTTTTTCATTATAAAAATATTTTATTATAAATATTGGGGAAGAAGTGCCTCTTTAAATAATTCTATACGTTCTTCAGTACCACCCTTTAATCTTACTAAATTTTTAATTTTCCAACTATATCTATCTAAAAATTTATTTATACTAAGATCTACTAAATCCCTATATTTAGCATTTGTTTCTCTAACTCCATTATCTTCAATGTCAACCCCCTCAGGAGAAACATAAAATATATAATCATAATCCTCAATAAAATTCGCTGCAATATTTTCAAAATCTTCTAATTCATTAAAATCAATTGAATCAGCTAAACTAGTAAATGCCATAACATCAATAACTGTTCTATCCGTTATTATGTTTTCTTGAAGCAATTCAGCTGCTCGTTCAGCTAAAAATATTGTTTGACCCTTTAATGTTGAATCTGTATTTAATGGAATACCTAAATCTCTTAAATACTTAGAACGTTCTGTTCTAAATGTATAATCCTTAAATTCAGGAAATGTTTTTAATTCATTCACTAATGTAGTTTTACCTACAGACATTGTACCACAAAAACCTATTTTCATAACTATAATATAATAAAATTGTTTAACATATCAAAATCTAGCTACTGCTTTCATTGATGGATTTTTATACCAAGGTAAACCTTCTTTACTTTGTTGATATTCATTAAATTCTTCTCTTGATTTTTCAAATCCAAAAAGGTAATATTTTTTAGAAACACTTCTATCCTCAGAATTAACAGGTTCAATAGCTGGTCCTTCTGTGTTATGGTGAATCCAATTTTTACTTTTATCTTCTCTAAATAAATGGTGCAAAGCACCCTCTACCCTAATAGTTTTGTACTCGTAAAATTTCTCCTTCTTGCTCATTTTTGTTTTGTTTAATTAAACTTTCAGCAACATATATTCCTTGTGCCCCTGATACTGTAATGCCTCTTGCTGATAAAGCATCACCTACAAAGTGTATGTTTGGGTAATCTTCTAAACTTAAATCTTCGTAATTAACCAATGGTTCAGGTGATAGATATTTAACTTCAGGCATATAAATTCCCCAATCATTACCTAATGTCGGGAATACTTCCTTCATATCCTCAATAAAATCTTCTATATAAAAAGCGTAATCCTCTAATGCATCATATAATGATAACATACTATTTACTACTTCTACTTTTACATAGTCACCTTCTGAAGTTGTAGATGGTACTCTATTTGAATTAGGTGAGTAAAATGTACCTTTACCATTCTTTTGTAATTTTTTAACTGCTTCTCTTGACCAATCAAAGGGTTTATCTATACCTCTAATTTCCATTAATATACCAAAATTAGTCATATCATTACGATATGCTTCATCTTTTTTAGCGTGACCATTGTAACTATAATCTCCGTAAGTATGTTCTGCTGCTACATAAGCGGCATTATTGTTTGTACAAAATGATCTTAACGAAACACCTTTATCTTCAAATTTTCTATATAATTTAAAATCGTAACTAATATCAATTAGTTTTTGGAAGTGTTTTTGTGGTGCTTCAAATCGTACTCCTATTTGAACTGCTTTAGGTTCTGTTTTTAATTTATACTTTTCAGCTAAACGTTTACCAAAATCAATCCCTGATTTACCTACACCAAATATTAATTTATCAAAGAATATCCAATCATCATCTGATTGAGGA